TGTATATGCGTATTTCAATGAGCCAGTCGCTGTGGTTGGTGATGTGAATATTGTATTGAAACAAGCAACCGCTCTGGGTTCAGATTTTGCAACATTGACTTTCCGTAGAAGCGTATCTAATCTAGATGCTGGAATTGTTGCTTTTGAACTTGCTGCTTCAGTCGATACGCAAACATCTGCCGTAACCAACAATACTTTGGGTATTCTATCTAATGATTCTTTCACAGAAAATACCGGCAGAATTATGAAATACAGCGATATAATTTTAAGTGAAACACGGGACGAAGGGTTGAGGCTTGACGATGGTGGTTCCGATGAGGGCCCGTCTGGTTTCGGAAACTTTGCATTGGAAGATGGAGATAAGGCTGAGTTCTTGCTTCAACTTGATGAAAATGCTTCTTTCACGGTGTCCTAAATAACTTTACAACAACTAATATTATGAGGTGAATTATGAGTATTAATGCAGAATCCATTTTGGAGAGAAAAGAAGCTTTGATAGGAGATTTAGAAAGCACAAAGATTAAACAACAAGAAATTGAAAAAGCAAAATTAGAAAATGTCGCATTGCAAAACGCACTTGCTGGTGCAATTCAACAATGCGATGATTTTCTCAAAAAGTTAGATGATGAAGAAAGCGATGAAGGATGATGCGTTCATACCTTCAGTAACATTCCCCCCAAAGTGCAATTAAGCATGGGGGTTATTAGGAGAAAATAAATGGCTGATAAGAAAATTACAGCACTCACGGAGCTTACAGCGGCTCCCGATGTAACAGATTTGTTGCATGTTATCGACGGTCCAAGTGGAACGCCTGTTAACAAAAAACTAACATTCAGTACACTTTTCGGTGGAAATGTTCCTAGTTCCAGTGCTCAAGTACAAGTTGGCGCCACGGCGGTTGCTCTTGCTCTTGGTACTCGTACTCATTTGGTCACAAGCACACAGACAGGTGCTCTTACACTTGCTGATGGTACTGTCATTGGTCAAGAAATCTTTGTTGCAAAGGCTTCTGGAACAGACACCAATGAAGTCACTCCTGCTGACACATTAGGTGCCTATGCGGTTGCTGATATTGCTGCTGTTGGTGATAATGCCTTGTTGCGTTGGTCAGGTGCTTCTTGGGCACTCGTTTCCACAAGTGGTGGCGGAACTCGTGCGGTTCAGGCTGGTACAGGTGTTGCGGTTGCGTAATATCATTTAACTTTTAAAGGAGAAATTAAATGGCTGATAAGAAAATTACAGCACTTACAGAACTGACCGCTGCACCAGATGTAACAGACTTGTTGCATGTTGTAGATGGTCCAAGTGGAACACCAGTTAACAAAAAGATTACTTTTAGTACAGTCTTTGGTGGAACAGTTCCTAGTTCTAGTGCTCAAGTACAGGTTGCTAGTACAGCAGTTGCTCTTGCGCTTGGTACTCGTACTCATTTGGTTACAAGTACTGGCACAGGTGCGCTTACACTTGCTGACGGAACAGTGATTGGTCAAGAGATTTTTGTTGCCAAAGCTTCGGGAACAAATACTAATGAAATCACTCCAGCTGATACTTTGGGTGCATATGCAGTTGCTGATATAGCTGCTGTTGGTGATAACGCTCTATTACGTTGGACAGGTGCTTCTTGGGCACTTGTATCAACGAGTGGTGGTGGAACTCGGGCATCCGATGCCGGTACAGGTGTTGCTGTTGCTTAACTATACTTTGGTGGGGGGTTTAATTACCCCCCACTACTTTTAACTAAACAATCTATCATAAGATGGAGAGGAAGATGAAGTCATTTGCAAAATATATCAATGAAGGGGATGCGTTTAGCGTAAATACTGAACCCTTTGGTCATGTAGAAAATCCATCTAATGGATTTTTTAGTGAAGCCATCATTCAAAAAATTAATGCGATGGTAGGAAAAATTTTAGAGGGGAGCCAACAAGATAGTGGATATGCAATTGGACATATTAGAAACTCTCTTATGAAACTTGGATTGACATTTGACCAAGTTCCTCCAATGACAGAAGAAAGTGGTAGTGTTAGTTTGCCTCTTACTTTGTTTGGTGGTCGTTTTGGTAAAGATGTTGATACACCACATACTGAATTTATGAATGATGATGGTATTTCCCATCAAAGAGAAGGTGGCCTTTCGTTAAATCTGACTTATGAGATGACTGATACTAATCAATGTAAGTTGCGTGCTAAAATTATGTAATGTATAAAAAGATAACTAGTGAAAATATCACTATGTTCGCAATTAGGCATTATGATAATCCTCATTGCGAAGGTGAAAAAGAATTTTATGATGATATGAAGAGGTTTAAATATATTAAGCGTCTTTTGAGAAAGTATAAAGAGACAAATATACTCAAAGAAAGATTGATACTCAATCATATTATCATATTAAGAAATCTATTTGGGCCAGAGGCTTGCGTGACTTTACTCTTGTATAAAATACAGCAAGAGTATTTTGGTACACTCAAGTCTTTTTTATTGTATTTAAATATGATAAGAGAAGATGAGTTGTCTAGAATTGAGGAAGATAAATATACTTTAGATACATTAAGGAAACTGTAATGGGCAGAGCGATAGATTTATTTGTAACATATAGGTTTATAAAATTATTGGTTACTCCATTTAAGAATACTGATGCGTTCAAACTTGGAATTATAGATGAGAATGGAAAACGAGAGTTAGAGCCAGGTACAAATAAACCAACCACACTTCGCACAACAGAAGAGAAGAGCGCATACACTGTTCTTCATAAACTTGTATTCAACATCAAAAAAATATTCGGAAAGGTGCCTGGACTTAGAACTAAGTTGGGAAGTTATGCTGCTGCGTTATTCCTTCTCAAAGATACCTTCAAAGAGTCAGTGGATGATCCAGATGTTTTTGAAAAGGAATTTATGAAATATTTGAAAGAGCAGGGATATGAAATAGATGATTCCATATCAGAGGAAGTTATAGGATTTGGTGAAGTTCTTCCTAAAGGTGAATACACATTAGCAAATGATATATTGAGTAAAGAGGAAGACGAGTTAACTGCAAAGAAAGGTGATAAAGTTGTTGCTTTTGATGACGAATCACCAGTTGATACAATATTAGGTGTGGATATATTTTCCGTTGTTCATATTAAAACACAAGAAAAAATATATGTTGGATTGGAGGATTTGAACCAATGAAATTTTGGAAAGAGGTAGATGTTCGCACTGGTCAAGAAATTGATGAAGATGCGCCAACAACTTCTGTGGCAAACGCACCGCCAGGGATGGTTGATGAACCTATCGTTAGAAAAAAGAAGAAAAAGAAAAAGGTATTATTTGACGGCAGAACTAAAGCATATAGACAACATCGTGAAAGACTTGAAGCTCAAAGAGAGAAAAGAGCAAAGTTGCGTGAAAAACAGAAAAGTAAATTTGTCGAAGAAATCCTTTATAAATATTGAAAAGGTAGGGAAAAATGGCTGTAACATCAACAACAGTAAATACGACAGACACACTGGAAACTCTCAGAGTCCAGTTTAACAACTTAAATTCAGATGTTGTCACCTTGGACAATACTGTTACTTCGGGCACATCTGTCGCTGCTGATAATATTACCACTGGTGATGCTGCTGTTAGTATCGCAACAAGTTCTGGAAACATTACGATAGACGCTCAAGCAGGCGATGCAGATATTATTTTTAAGGGCACAGATGATGCTTCTGATATAACAGCACTCACACTTGATATGAGTGATGCGGGTAAGGCAATATTCAATGGTGCAATCTCTGCAACCACTATCACACTTTCAGCTGATGGTGGTGTGATTGTTCCAGATAACGGTAATATTGGTTCTGCATCTTCAACCGCTGCGATGCAGATTGCTTCAACAGGCATCGTAACATTCGTAGATGATATTCTTATCAAGGATGGTGGTACGATTGGTGTTGCATCGTCGGCATCTGCTATTACTATCGCATCCACAGGTATCGTAACTTTGGTGGATGATTTAATTCTAAAAGATGCCGCCACAATTGGTGTTACATCTTCCACCTCTGCCATTTCTATTGCTTCAACAGGTATAGTAACATTCGTAGACGATATTCTAATTAAGGACGCTGGAACTATAGGTAACGCATCCGTTGCTGCTGTGATGACTTTAGCATCTACAGGCATTGTTACTTTTGCTGATGATATCTTAATCAAGGATGGTGGGACCATAGGTAATGCATCTGTTGCTGCGGTGATGACTTTAGCATCTAGTGGTATCGTAACCTTTGCTGATGATATTCTAATTAAAGACGGTGGCACCATAGGTGTTGCTTCTTCAACATCTGCTATCACAATTGCATCTAGTGGTATCGTAACACTGGTTGATGACCTATTACTCAAAGATGCATGTACGATTGGTACTGCAACAACCGCTGGTGCGATTGCGATTGCGGCTGACGGTACAGTTGATCTTGCAACCGCTGGTGCTACAGTCAATAGTACTGTGATTAAGACTGCTGGTTTAGAAACAATATATGTTCCCGCCGCTGCAATGTATCCAACAACGACTGGCGGTTGCGCTGCGCTTACTCAAGTAGAGGGAACGGCTGGCCGTCCAGAATTAAAGTGTTTAGACTTTGATGCTAGTAGTGATGAAAATGCACAGTTCACAGTGGCTTTTCCCAAGTCATGGAATGCTGGCACGGTCACCTTTAGAGCCTTCTTTACAGTAACAGGAACAAATACAGGAACAGTTTCATGGTCATTGGCAGGGGGTTCTACTGTTGACAATGGTGTTATTGACACTGCTTTTGGTACAGCAGTTGCTCCTACAGCAAAAGCACACAGTGGCACATCTAATGATGTAGATGTCACTGCCGTAAGTGGTGCTTTAACAATAGCAAACGCCGCTGATGATGCCATAACATTCTTTAACATTGAGAGAGATGTTTCGGCCGACGACCAATCAGCAGATGCCAGATTATTAGGTATTCAGATTTTCTTCACAACCAGTGCTGCAACTGACGCTTAGTAAGGACTGATGTAATGAGTTTTGGTTATCAAGTTTTAGGTTTTGGTGCTTTCCCAAATAGGGTTGTGGGCCCAGACTTTACCGTTACGCTCAGTAGTAATGTGAATAATTATAATCTTGCCACTGATCTCTCAAATAACGGTAGTAATTATGGTGCGGGCAATTGGGATGGCACCAGTGCTATCACTGTTGTACTCAACATCGATGCCGGTGTAACCGTATACTCAGCTAATACTAGCACTCCAGCTCTTGTGGTTGATTTAGCTACCTCTGACTCAGTGCTCACCATAAACAATTCTGGTAGTGTGGTCGGCAAAGGTGGTGCCCGCACTGGTAACGCCACTGGTAATGGTTCAGCTGGTAACGCCGGTGGCCATGCAATGTCAATGCAAGATGTGACTGTCACAATTAACAACGCTTCAGGTGCAAAAATACAAGGCGGCGGTGGCGGCGGTGGTGGTGGTGGTGGAGCAACACATCATGGTTCAGCAGTAGATGGGGAAGGTAGTTGCCAAGACGGAATTACCCGTGCTGGTGGCTCTGGAGGCGAAGGTGCAGGCGAATCTAGTGCTACAT